GGTGTGGCCCCGGGCGGGGACTCAGCCGCGGTGCCGGTGACGATGAGGGCGCCCGAAGCCCAGGACTCCCAAGACGACGTGTTGTCGCCCGAGACGAGCCTCGCGGGACCCGCCGTGCCGCCGCCGGCCGCGCCGCCGATGATCGCCGTTGTGCCGCCCTCCGCGCCGGTGCCACCGGCCGACGAAGTCACGATGGTGTTGCTCCCGTTCGTGCTGGCCGGCGTGACGTTCGACCCGCCGATGGTGATCGCGGCGAAGGTGTTGGTAGTCCCGATGTTGATTGGCGAGTGCGCCGCGCTCGTGATGGCGTCGATCGTAATCGACCCGTCTGCACTCATTATCGCCACACCCAAGGCCGACGTCGTAATAACCGACGTGCCGTCGCCAGATTCGATCCCGGCACTGCCCGCGGTACCGGAGCCCGTCTTCGGCCCGCCAAGGATTGCTACGTTCAACCCGCTCGTGTTGCTGGCCGTGGGCGCGGCGGGCTGGATCGGAAACGTTCCGCTCGTGCCGGCAAAAGCTGGGATCACGATCCCGTACGCGTCGATTCCGAGGCTCCCGGTCGTCGGGTCGCCGTAGACGTAAATGTTGCCCTTCGTAATAGGCAGCGAGGTCGGTTTCGTCGTCGACTTGAAGATCCCAAGGCCGCCGTAGCCGCCGCCGAAATCCTGCCCTCCTATTCCGACCGAGTAGCCGCCCGGCTCAAGTACCATTCCGGTGGCCGCAAACGTTGCGTGGTCCACGTTGGCGGTCCGAATGTTGACGCCGAGTGCGCCATTGACGTACGTGTCGGGACCGGACGACAGGAGCGCGTAATTCGAGATGCTCGGCGAGGCGATGTTCATCCAGAGCGAGGGGTAACTTCCATTCGGGCCGAACTGAGCGACGGGCGTGCCGGTACCGATCGTCATGCCGCTCGACGCAACAGGGAAATTACCGCTTGCGCCCGTGGCGGACACGACGGCCGTGGCGACTGCGCCGGAGCCGGAGGAGATCACGTCCCCGGTCGTCGAGGTGTAGCCTCCGCTGCCGCCTCCCGTGGGGCCCGTGGGTCCAGTCGGACCCGCCGATCCCGTGGGGCCCGTGGGACCCGCACTGCCGGTCGCTCCGGCCGGGCCCGTAGCGCCGATTCCCGTGGCTCCGGCGGGTCCCGTGGGACCCGCACTGCCGGTCGCTCCGGCCGGCCCCGTGGGGCCCGTAGCGCCTCCACCCCCTGCGCCCCACGTGATCACTCCCGCGTTGTACACGGGCGTCGTGTTGCTGCCCGTGGGACCTGGGAGAGCGACGCCTCCTAGATGCGTGTCCACGTAGGCCTTGTTGGCTGCGTCGGTCGACCCCACCGGAGCTGCCACGCGAGCAATGCCCAGGCTCAAGCCGTTCTTGACCTCGAGAACGCCCGCGTTGTCGTTGAGGGTGATCGGCGTGAGGCCGCTCTGTCCGATAAGCCAGAAGGGTCCCAGGGTGCCCTGCTGATTCGTGTAGGGCTGGGCCTCCACCCCCTGCGCCCATCCAAGCGCGACGAGAAGAGACGCGGAAATCAGGGAGTATTTCATACGGGCACCCATAGAGAGATGGCCGATAGCCATCGGAAAGTGTACGTAGCGGGAGATCCGAAGCCGGTCACACGGAGCCCGCTTCGACGAAAATCTCCGCGACGCCCGACGTCGGCAACCCCGTGACAGTCGCCAGGACTCCGAGAGCGGACGATCCCCAATTTCCGATCACGTCGAAAACCTGGAGACCCGCCACCTGCAAATTGCATGCGGGATTTACTGCGTTGCCCAGGATCAGGGTCGCGGCTCCGAAGTAGCCTAGATTGAGTGTCACGGCGCCCTCTGCCGTGAAGGCGCCGATCACGTTGACGTAAACCCGCCAATATTTGCCGCCAGCCGGAATGAGTTGCGGGCTCGTTCCGCCTCCAGGCCCGATCGTAAAATCGACAGGTCCAAAATTTCCCGTGCCTTGCGGCCCCGGCTGATACTGAATGCTCCCATCGGGCTGGAGGGTAGCGACGAGGATTTGCCCCACCGTGGGAGCCGTGGGCTGCACCGGCGTGCCCTGGATCGCGTTCGCGTCGACGGCGAGCGGATTGCTCGGCGGGGAGATCTGCTGCTGGCTGGCGATCTGAATATTCTGGAGCTGTCCAAAATACCCGCTCTGCGCGCCCGTCAGATCCGGCGTCCCATAAACGAGCCACGCGACCGTCTGGTACGGCGGGATGACGAGCTGTCCCACCATGCTGTAGGAATAGAGCGGATACATGGCTCAGGACTGCATCGGCCCGTTGAAATAAACGGAGGCGCTTTGGCCCGCGGCCGAGGTCGTGGCCGTGTACACAACTCGGACCCATCTGGACCCGATCGGGAACTCCGGGATCCACTGGTAGGCACCTTGCGCCGCGACGGCGAGACTCACGCCCGGAACGGTCACGGCATCGTCCGGGTTGCCTGCGGTTCCCGTTGCCCCCGGAGCCGGGATGCCTCCCATTCCGCCGCCGCCGAGTTGGCCCGGCTGACCTCCATCGAGGGCGTTCGACGTCTGGAAAGTGATCGCTCCGGCAATCGTCCCGGTCCCCCGGATGACGACGGAGACCCCGAAGAAGGCAATGGATCGCTTGTCGACCCAATTCGACTTGAATGAGTTGTTCGCCGCCGTCAGCGCGGCGTTATCGGGAACGAGTAAAAGGACGTTCGTGTTCACCTCACCACCTCCTAGAACGCACGTTACGTGCGTCTCAGCCTATCACGTCAAGACCCGTTGACCAGAGCCTTCTGACTTCCGGTCAAAAAGCTCTGGAGGGCTCGATCCTGGCCCTTCGGATGGTTCCCGGAGTTCTGCACCCCGTGCTTCGGACCGAGGGCCGCGTTGCCGGGCGAGTTGAATGTGCTCTGAAGCGTGGCCGTCGTCGCTCGGGATTTCTCGTCCAGGTCCGTTCCCATGAGGATGCCCATCGAAAGGCGCTGCTGGTAGGTCAAATCCGGCTTGCTCTTCATCGCCTCGTCAACAAGAGCCATCCGCATCTTTTGCAGCGCGCTCGGATTCGTAGCGGCTGCGATAGCCACGTCGTAGGGGCTGATCGTGTTCGACTTCACGAGGCCGAGGAGCGACGTGGGATCGGCCGCGAGAGTCAGGACCCGTTCGTAGCGCGCCTTCACCGAGGGCGAGACGCCGGGATCGACCGACGATGCCGCGAACGGGTGCGCCTGACCCATGCTCTGATCGACAGGCATCACGGACTGGATGACCTTCATCAGCCGGATCTGGTGCTCCGTGTAGGCGTCCGCTACGGGTCCAAGCCCTTCGTTCCGAAGGGGTGCGGTCACGGCGGCCAGGTGATCGGCCACCTGTTCCGGGTGCGCCTCGTATTGCGAGACCGCACGGCGAAGGACCGTAATCTGATGCTCTCTCGTCTGTCCGACGCCGCCGCCTGGAATGAACCGGCCGATCGACGCCTCGATGTTCGCGCGATGGGTCACGCTCTCTCGAGCTCCAAGCGACGCGAGAAGCTCTTTCGCCTTCGTCGCGATGCTGCTTTCCATCGCCTTCATCGCATCGAGAGCGAGGCTCGTGTTGGGCGTTGTGGATCCTTTGGCAACCTTCACGGCATCACCAAACGCGTTCCCCTCGTAGGCGAGGCCGCGGAGCTTGCCGAAAATCAGCGCTCCCTTGATGCCAGCATGTGCGGCCACCGAGACCGGACCCCAGCCCATCATCGAGGCCGCCATGTGAACCACAGACCATTCTGTCAGCCGACGCGTGGCGCCCCTGGCGAGGATTTGGGCGATCTCCTTGATCGGTAAACCCATCGCCTTTGCTGATCCAGGCTCCGCGCTCACGTGATCGAGGATCATGTTGAAGGCCGAGAGAGCGCGCTCCTTTTTGAGCCCCTCCAGAATCTTCGATCCGCCAATCTCCGTCGCTGCCTTGTCCTCGGCCGCCAGGAGGTTCTGACGTACGATCCCAATGGCATCGTGGCGGACCTGATCCGATACCCCCTGGAGCACGGCCGGATCCTCCACGAACGCCTTGAGCTTGTGCGCGTCGGCGAAACCGACCTCGGGATCGCGAAGTAACTCTCCAACGTATTCTTGCACCTTGCCGAGCTGGCCCAGCTTGTCGACCGCTCCCAGATCTTCGCTGATTTTCGTCAAGGCGTCGCTCACGGTCGCCGTCTTGCCGTCGAACTTGTCGAGCGCGCCGATCGCCTTCTCGGCCTCTACGCGAGTCGACTTCAGGTCGTTGATCTTCTCGATGGCGTCGCCGAGCTTCGTCGAGTCCTTGACGCCAGCTTCCTCCAGCATGGGGGCAATCTGCAGACGGATCTTGTCGACCACTTCCGGCTTGATGCCGAGCTTGTCCGCGATGACATCCTGCGCCGCGCTGATGGCCTCGGGCGCTGCCTGCTCGGCTCGAGATGCCAGGGCCCCTACGGCCTTGCCTCCGAGTGAGAAAATCGCATGCAACCCGATGTTGCCCCCGACGCCCAACGCCAGCGATTCGGCCGCATGCGCCGCGTCCCCGTTGATCGCGTTGGCCGCAGCCTCGGGAGCCGCGTACACGGCACCCTCGATCGCCAGCTTGGCGGCGGTCCCGAGCTTGGCGATCCGTGTCGTCGCCGTGAGTGCCTTCGCCGCCTCCCCCGCTCCGAGAGCTCCCGCAATCTCGGAGGGGATACGAGCGGACCAATAGACGGCAGGGTGCTTGGCCTCTTCCGCAGAGCGAGCCGCCTCGACGGCTTCTTGCTGCTCCGGCGTGCGACCTCCAGGCAACCGATTCCGAAGGGCATCGGTGAGCGGCTGGAACGGAGCCGCCACCGCCGCCGCCGCGACGTCCAGAGGACCGGATCCGAGTCCGGTGATCCCTCGCTTGGCGTAGTCCTCCTTGAGAGCCTCCGGGCTGTAGCCCTCGATCCCAAGCTTGGCTTGCTTCTCGGCCTCGGCCGCCTGCGCCGTGGCAGCGGTTCGCGCATCGAGCGCCCGATCGCTCGCGAGCGTGTAGCCCTTGTCTCGGATGGCCTGTATATCCGAGAGCGAATGTCCCTCGACGTGGAATTCTTGACCCGACTTGTCGAACGCGCGGATCAATCCGTCCGGCGTCAGATCGGCATCGCTAACCGCCGTAGGAGCCTGGACCTGGGCCGGCGTCTGCGGCGCAGAGGGCGCGACCGGAGCCGATGGCGCAGCCCCATCGGATGCCGGCGCGTACCCCTTCGCCTTCGCCGCCTCGAGCTCGGAAGCGTCGATCGTAAATCTCTCACCGGCCGGGTTGGCGATCTGAATGTCAGGCATCGGCTACCGAGCCGGAGGGAGATCGGCGACAGAGACCTTTTTCGGAGCGCCCGAAGTGGGTGACTTGATCTCGTGCTCTGCCTCGAACGCGGCGAGATTGGCTTTGGCCTCCTTGAGGAGATGTGCCAATCGCTCCGTGTTGTCACCCTTCCCCCAATAGTGAAAGATGGCAGGATTACTCAACCCTAGGGATTCCTTCTGTTCCTTGATCATCGCCGGCTTGACGCCCGTCTTTGCATCCGGGTTCACGGACCTGGCCGAAGCTTCGGCAATCCGCTCGATGAGGTCCTCTCCCTTCGTGTTGGCCGTAGCGTCCGTACCGGGACCTCTATCTTGGTCGAGTTCCTGCGCCTCCTTCAAGGAGGCAACGTAGTCCGTCAAACCCTTGTGCTTGGAGTCGACCTCGATCTTCTTATCCCTCTCCTTCGCGGATTCAGGAGTCTCTGGAGTCGCGTAGCTGGGCCGCTCGTAAGCTCCCGTTGTCGGATCGCCCTTGACCCCGAGCCCCTCCATGTACGGCCCGAGTGCCCGCGTTGAAAGTCCAGCGCCTTGCATGGCGTTGGCTACCGCCGCATTGCGGTCGGCCTGCGGAAGCTTGGCGAATTCAGCCGAAGCCTTCTCGTGAACCTCGAACGCCTTTTTGTCCTCTGCCGCTTGGGCCGCGCGAAGAGCGGACCCAGCATTCGCCTTCGCCTTCGCCTGGAGTGCCGACAACGCCATCCGCCGATCGATACCCTGCTGGTCGAGCCCTTCGATCGTGTTCTTCGCCAATAGGCGCTGATTCTGTCCGAGGGCCGTGTTCTTGACGGTCTCAAGATCGTGCTTGATGTGCTCGGACGCCAGATCGTACCCGTGAAGTTTCGCCTCCTGGCCGAATCGTTGCCACGAATCGTCCGAGTCCTCGATCTTCCCAGCCGCTACTTGCTTCTCGTACAAGTCCTTAATGTTCTGACGGTGCGCATCGAAATTCTTGTCGGTCTGCTTGTTCAGGTAGTCGAGGTAGGGATTTCCGGCCTGCCCAAGCAACCCGGAACCCATTCCCGATGCGAAGGCCGCAAGACCCGATAGCACGCGGGCGCCTTGGCCCTTGTCGGCCCAGAATTGCGAGCTCGGGTCTTTGAGCGATCCGGCCGCCTTCCGATAGTCTTGGTAGGCGTCCTCGAGCTGCGCGTGATTCTTGTCGTGCCGCGAGGCGGCTTCCACGAGCGCCGCCTGATAGTCGGCATCGTGCGCCCGCTTCTCTTGCGCCGCCTCGGACTCCACACCAGCGAGCTTGTCGGCCGCGTTCGCTGCGACCTCTCCCTGCGCGCCTGCGATGCCCTTCTGAGCCGCAAACGTGTTGAGAAATTCGGCCGTGCCCTGGCTGGGCGTGGCGGTAATGGACCCAGGAGGCGCACCACCCGCATAGGGTTGCGTGTCCGGTCCGGGAGGCGGCGGGAGGCCTTGCGCAGCCTGACCGGAGAGCGCGTCCGCCGAGTCCCATCCGAGTTGCGGCTGACTCATCGGGCGCCCCCGAAGCGCGCCTGTAAAGCCGCCTGCATCTGCGCCTGCGCTGGGGTCAAGGCCGGGGCCTGCGCCGCTAGCTGGGGAGGGGGCAGCGGGGCGGACTGGAGCGCCGCGAGCTGCTGGGGGCTCACCGGGATCTGGCGCGGGGCCGCCTGGTGGATCGGCTGCGGCTGGAGTAGTGGCGGCTGCGGGATCGGTACCGGGGTCCGCGTTTTATCCGCCGCGAGCTCAGCGGCATGCTTGGCGGTCCATTGCGGATCGCTGGGGTCCGGGTGGGAAGGCTTCGGCCGAGGCGATTCGGGATCTCTCGGCGCAGGAGCCCCCTGCATCGTCGCGCCTGCGCCTTCCAGCGCGTTCGCGGCCCCTGCCGTCGCCTTCGCCGCCGGAGTCGGTGGCGGGGCGGGTTGGGCCCCTGCGCCCGTGTCCACGAGGTGCTTGCCGAGTAGATCCATGAAGTCGCTCAAAGGAATCCTCCCACAAGGCCTCCGGCTCCTTGGAGTGCGGCGCCTGCAAGCTTAGTGTTTGCCTGGGCCGCGTTGTTGAACGCGGTGGACTGGATCTGGGAATTGCCGAGCTGGCTCTGCACTCCGAGCTGTTGCCCGGCGATAGACCCTTGCTGCTGCGCGAGATCGGCCGCTTGCTGGGCGCCGAGCTGGGTCGTGTTCGCGGCGAGGTTCGTCGCCTGATTGCCTTGGGCGATCTGATTCGCTTGCCCGCTCGCCTGGAGCCCCTGTCCCGCGACGCTCCCATAGAGTCCACCCTGCGCCGAGAGCGCGCCGAGTTCCTCTGCGGTACGTCCCTGGACCGCGTTTTGCGCCACCTGTTGCTGGCCTTGCGTGAGAGCATTGCGAGCGGCGAGCTGGGCAGCGGCTGGATCGCCTGCACCCCTCGCGCTCCCAAGCATCGATTGCGCGGCGGCAAGATTCTGTTGGCCCTGCTGCTGCGCCTGCACGTTCGCGAGCGACGGCCCGTTGCCGGCCGCCATCTGTCCGTAGGTGTTCGCCAGGCCTAGCTGCCCGTTGATGCCGGCCGTGGTTGCCGCGTTCGTGTTGGCCTGGATCGGCCCTCCCGCATTGGCTACGAAAGAGCCCGCGCCCGTTTGCCCTAGCTGCATTCCAAGCTGGCCCGCGAAGGCTCCGGCCGGATTGTTGAAGGCCTGCTGATTGATGTTGTACGGGTTATCTTGATACATGCCCGTACCGAGCATCGAGGGACCGGCTTGCGTCATTTGCTGTACCCGCTCGTTCGGATTAGGTTACTCGTCGGCATGCGAACCCCGCCCGGCAAGCTTAGCACTTCCAGATTGATCCCGTTCAAGGTGTAGCAGGGGCCTGCCTGAGGGTTCAAGGCCGTCAGTGCGAGCTGGATCGCCTGACACCTCGGGTTCTTGAAATTCAACTGAAACTGGAGGTTCGCGAACTGCCGGTTCGCCCAGGTCCCGGCCGGGAATCCCCACACCGGGAGCCCTCCCCAGCGATTTCCGGCAATCGACGAGTTCACGATCGCGCTCTCCACGATCGACGGATCGTAGTCGTAGGCCACATCGACCTGCATCAGGCACGGACTCTCGAACTGACCGAGGATCGTGGCGCTGTAGCAGGCCATGTACCCCTGCAAATTCCCGTTCAGCTTGAGCCAGGGAGTCGTCACCTTCATCGCTACGGGCGTCACGACGCCGCCGTAAGTCGAGTCCTCCCAGACGGTGCCGGTCGTGTCCTGCACCTGGCACGAGCCGTCCTCGCGCAGGAGGACGAGCTGGTCTTCCCACACCGTGGCGTCGACCGCGGGAAGTCCGGCCCATGTGGTCCAGGCGCCGAACAGGTAGTTGTAGACGAGACACGTTCCTTCGGCCGTCGTGAAGGCGACTTCATTCGTCTGGGCCAGGAGGTTCGCGCTGGTGATCTCCAGCCCGTTGTACTCCTCTACCGGAGCGCCAATGTACGTGACCGATGTGTCCCGGCCGAGCAGATAAATCCCCTTCGCGCTCTTGAAGAGGAGCCCTCCCGGACTCCCGGTACAGAAGACCAGCGAGTTCGGGTTCGTGCATCCCACGTCGCTTACCAGGAGCTGCGCGTCGTTGAACTGGCCCGACGTGTCGAGCGGATTCGGTCCGTCGCCGGCCAAGAGGAAGATCGACGTCTCCTTGAAGATGGCGAGCTGCGCATCGAGTAGACCGATCGCCGTGATGGCGCCTCCGCGCGAGTCCACGCCCTGCACGAAGCTCGTGTTCCAGTCGAGCGGAAGGGTGTTGTACTGCGAGAGGTCGAACTTGTTTTGGCTGTACCAGAGGACGTTCGGATCTTCGTCCGAGTTGATGAACAGCCGTTGCTGGTAGGCCGCGATGAGGGAGCATGCGGGCGGCCCGGTGTTCGAGAGCTGAGAGCCCGTGTAGTCGTTCTCGTTGGCCGCGATGTCCGCATCCGAGAGGGTGTCCAGGAAGCCCACGGCGTCAAGGGCCGTGTTGTTGATGAGCGGGGCGTTGTCGTTGGTGATCTGGTAGAAGATCGGAAGGTTCGCCTGCGTCCGAAGGATCGCGATCGAGACGGGGGATCGGGGGTTCTGCTTGTCCGTCAGGCAGAGCGTTGGAACCACGATGTTCGCGGCCTGCCCTGCCGTGGCGGTCACCGTGACCGCCACGCCGTCTCCGCTCCGTTGAACCTGTCCGTAGTTGTCCGTCCACTTGTAGATCACCTTATATTGGTATTGACCCGCCGAGAGGTTTCCGCCCGAGGTGAGGGCGACAATGCAGGAGTTCCCGCCGTTCGGGGCCGGACCGATCACCTCGGGAAATACGTGGAAGTTGTCCTCTACGACCGAGATCCCGTCGTAGATCTTCTTGACCCCGCCCACTATGTGCAGGTTGTTGTTGCTCTGCACAGAGTTGAACGCGTTGTCGTCCGCGAAGCCGGTCGAATACCCCGAGACGCCGAGGTTGACCGTCTGGGCGTTCTGAAAGCTCGTAAAGGGTCCCTTACGTTGTGCGGCAAATAGAAACGAGCCGTCTTCGAAGGGGTCGCACTGCGACAGGAGGGAGTTATTGCGAAGGCCTCCACCGTTGCTCGGGGCGTGCTTGGCGACCACCGTGAACGACGTGGCCCCGATCACTCGTGTGACGGGGTTGGCCCCCGACCCGATGGGGTCGGTCAAACACAGCGTGAAATACGTGGCCTGGAGCGCGCTCGGGTAGACGACGTTGACGAAGAGGTTTCCCCCGCTCCTGAAGGGCTTCGATGCGAGCCCAGCGGACCGCTGCATCCCCACATAGGTCGCCACACCCGTCGAGGTAACCGTGTAGTTGTTGAGCGAGTTGGGGTTGTCCGGGCCGAACCCGCCGTTCGAGACCTCGCACGTGATGTTGCACGAGCCGGGGTCGATGCCCTCGATAACCGCGATATTGACCGACGGCGCCGTTTGCAGCGTGATGGGTGCGAAGTAGGGCGTTAACGCGAGGTTGAATCTCTGGACGTGCGTCCCCGTGGCGTCGGACCATGCTACCCACGCGTTGGTTGCCGCCGGGTAAAGTCCCTCGGTACACATCGCGACCGTTTGCACCGTGAGGGTCGAATTGACGGGGGCGTTGCCACCCCAAAGTAGCCACAGCCCTGCGGTCGAGGCGTAGACGATTCCCCCGATCGGTGCGTCGTATGGGATCTGTTGGGTACCCGGGACGAACGGAAGAGCGTTATCCGACGGTAGCCCAGCGATCCGCCGCGTGATGTAGATGGCGTCGGGTCGGTTAGCAAGGATGAGCGTCTGAAGGAACTGTGTATCACTGATGACGTAGACAATGGCCCACCCGGGCCCAATGAAGCTCGTGACCTTCGGACGTGAGCCGAACGCGTAGAGAAGCTGATCCTGAACGATGAAGGTCCCGGTCGTGTTGTCGATGATCGAGTAACGGATCCCCTGCGATGCTGCTGGGAACGCCCGGTTGTCCTCCCAGACATACAGCGTCATGTTGTCGATCGTGGACGCGTCGGGGTTCGACTGCGTGGCAATCTGCGTGTTGATGACTCGCTGTTCGCCCGCGATGGCAGAGAACGCCGTCCCTTTGCTGACCCACACGCCTTGATCGGGATTCCACGAGTAGAGCGTCTCCCCATCGAGGACGAGAAGCTCTCCGTTGAACGTGGTAATCGCCGCGCCGTTCGAGATGTTCCCGCCGCCCATGATGTTGGTCGACAGGGCGCTGAATCCCGTGCGAGGCTGGATCTGCCCCTGCACGAGGTACCGCGCATTGACGGCATCCTCCAGGTTCGGTTGATCTAGCGTGAACTTGGCGATCTTCGACTGAAGGCCGCCGTCGAACGCAAGCGCAAGAGACTGGGTTCCAGGGAACGGCATGGCTCAGGTCACGAAGTTCTGAACGGTGATCGGCCCGTAGCCGAGTGCCACGGCAAACCAGATGTTACTGTCCATCGAGTTCGAACCGTGCTCGTCCGTAATGGTCAAGAAGTAGCAATATTGGGTCGAGTCGATCGCGTTGTTCTGGTTACAGACATACGACAGCACGTTCGTTAGGCCGGAGTTGTTGTACGCCGTGACGTTGGCAGCGCCGAACGACTGGACGGAACTTGTCGAGAGGTCCACGAAGATCGACCCAGGGTTGTTGTTGTTCCCGAGCTGCATCCGCTGAACCCGGATCGTGGGCTGACTGGCCGGCAGGGCGCTATGCGTATTGGTCGCCCACGTCACGCCGATCTCGTTGAGGATGGCCCCTTGATGCATGACCGGTAGGGCGAACTGTTGAGGGCCGGAAAATCCGGCCCCGCCGTTTTTGGTGGTGAATCCAAAGTCAGCCGCGTTCCACCCAATGGCTCCGTTGGGGAGCGACGAGGCGTCGTTATTCAGGACCCCGTAGCTTACGGTGCCCCAACCGATGGGCTGCAACGGAAAGCAGACGATCTTGGTTCGTGCGGGGAACGTTAGCCAATCGTTCGCGCCGCCCGTGAGATGGATCCCGCCCTGTATCCCGCTCGCGATTCCCCCACCGACGCCCGCTGTGATACCGCCCGCCACGTTGCCGGTAATGACTCCGCCGGCCGTCGTCTGAATTTGACCCGCGCTGACGTTCAGATTGGCGTTAACCGTCCCGGCTACGATGGTGTTCGAGAACGCGACGCTAGACGCGCTGTCCATTTCGAGCGTGCCACCGATAAACGTCTCTGTCCCCTCGACCGCGATGAATGCACCCGGGAGAACATTGAGAACCTGACCCGCATTGTAGGTGTTCTGGGACCAGGCAAACCACTTGGAAACACCGTCCGTGAAGATGCAGGTGTAACCGAACTGCGTGTCGATGGTGAGCGACGTGGAGCCTCCCTCGAACGTGTTCCCGGAGGCCACGGCTACCTGGATCGTAATGGCGTGCGACGACGCGGCGCCGCTCGTGTCCTTAAACAGGAACAGTCGTCCGACAGCCGCCGGGGTAATGGCTGCTGCGACTGGCAAGGTGATCGTGAGTGCTCCGCCCGTCGAGTCAACCGCAAGGAGGTTGAACACCGCCGTTGGCAGGATCGTGTAGTTCGCCGTAACCGACTGCGGACCCCAGTTCTGAAGCTCTTGGAATGCAATGTTGAGATTGTTGCCGCTCGTAATCTGAACGAAGATCCCGTTCGAGTTGTTGAACCCGAGGTTGTTTTGGTTCACGTAGACGCAATTGACATCCTGCGACCCGGTGAGCTGGCTCGGTTGGCTCTGAAACTCGACCGATCGGGCGTTCGTCAAGTTGTGGTCATCGAGCGACACGTCCGCCTCGACGAGCTGTTGATCGAGACGGATGAGGGCCCCACCCGCGGGCGGACCCGAGTGCGTATGCGCGTCGATCGCGTTCAGTGACGTGTTGACGTTGTTCGCGTAGTCGGGGCCCGGATCCGTGGGATTCGGAACCGGCAGCGCCATGTTCGGAGTCACCGTCACGTTCGGATTCGGCATCAGAAGACCTCCAGGTCCACGACCACGGGGGCCGATGCTACCAGCGTCAGGTACGTGCTTGGAAGAGGCTGCGCCTGGACATCCCAAACAGCCACGTTCGCGCGGAGTCTCGTCAGCTTCCAGCCCGTAAGCGTGCGGCCCAGCGTGTGAGGCACCTGATTCGACCCCGCCACGAGCGACACCGACTGAAGGAGTATCGAGTCAAGCTGGACGCGTTTCAGGAGCGCCGTGAATATATCCGCCAGATTCGACGCCTGCGCGTTGAACGCACGTACGGTTTGCTGGGCCGTGGCTCCCGTCTCGGCCAGCGTCTGCTTGATGAAGGAGGGAAGGGTCACGGATCACCACACCCCGCCGACACCGCCTTGGCCAAAGGGGTAGCTCGTGTCCGAGAGGTTCCGCACGTTCGTCATGCACTTTGGACCCTGTGCCATCCGGTTCGATGCGCCGTTTCTAACGACGTCCTCGTAGTACGCGCGATCCGCGAGGAACGGCTCCGCGTTCAGCAGGAGCTTCGTGTAGATCTTCACGCCCGCGCTCGAGACCGCGTACTCGATCCATCCCTCCGCATCCATGTAAAGCGGGAGCGGATCGGTCGGATTCACAAGCGGCTGGAACTTGGGCGTGTACCAGACCTGATACTGGCCTCCGCTCATCATCGCGGGCTCCACGTAGATGAACTGATCCATAGCGCGGACCGTGACGACGGCGCCGTACGAGTAGGGCACGTACGCGAGCGCGATCGGATTCGTGTTCCGGTTACGCTCCTGCATGCCGAATCCGTAAATCGTGACCCACTGATTTGGGCTCCCGCGATCGACGCCGCGGAGCTTCAAGAAGTCGGTCGGAAGCGGGATCCGGTTCGCGTTGTAGCCCCCCGAGATCGTCGCCAGGTACGCCGTCAGGCGGTAGTCCTCGTACTGGGTTGCGAGGACCAGATCCAGGTTCCCGAGCGCAAGATTGACCATCGTCGTCAACTCGGCGTCCGTTACGACGTCGTTATTGACGATGCCGCACCGCTGGCGCGTGTAGTCGAGAACGTCCTGGAGGTTCAAGGGTAACTCTCCTCAATGCGGAGGAGAGCCGAGCCCCGCATCGTTGAAGAGCGGAACCCAATACCCGCCAGGCGCCGCAGGCAGGTAGGACGAAGCATCCACCGCCATGGGGTTATAGTAGTAGTACACCACCGTGCCCGCGTCGTTGGCCACGCCCGCGAGCGTGCCCGCCGGCATCGCCGTCTGCGGAGGCATCAGGGTGGAGAGCACCGTGGGAGCCTGGACCGTCACCACGAAACTTTGCTGAGCTCCAGGATTGGCCATGGCGCCCATTTTGTGGGGAGCCGAAGCCGAGGTTTCGCAAGCCCCCATCGCAAAGGCGAGGACTACGGAGGCGAGTAACGCACAGACGATCTTCATCGAAATCTCCTTGAGTTTCATGCCGCCTCGTCGCCGCCCATGGACATCGCGGACTTGCCTTTGCCCGTCATCCGCTCGACGAGCTCCACAAGAAACTTGGCCGCCTCGTCCTTCGATCCTGACTGGATCGCGTCGATGCAGTCGCCGGCAATTTCGTGCATGACGTCCGTCTCGCCGTCTTCCGAGGACATGGCCGGCTCGCTGTCGGGCGCCGGAGACGCCTTGCTAGAGCCGATGCCCTTGGACGACATGCTCGAGGCCAGGTCCGCCACTGCGCCCTCCGAAAGCGCCATCACGCCACCGACGTTTCGCTGTAGATGACCGTCACCTGGAACTCTTTACTGACTCCGATGTCGGCCGCCGTATCGGTGCCGATCGTCGTGAAGGTCCAGTGAAGCACGAGCTGCCCCGTGCTGTTGTTCGTCGGCGGCTGCATCACGACACCCACGGCGCCAGCGGCAACCGTAAGCGGCGTGACGTGGCAGTCGATAACCCGGAAGGCCGGATCGCGCATCGTCACGGACCAGACGCCCACCGCCGATCGCTTCGGAACCCCCAGGAATGCCGAATACGACGACGGGATCACCGGAACGCTGAACCCGTCCGTCGCGCTCGTGGTGTAGATCTCCCCGTCGATGACGACGGCGCCCTTGGCGTAGAAGCCTTCGCGAAAGCTGCTGAAAGTAGGCATCGCGACTCTCCTTACGGGTTGACGTTCGCGACCGCGTTGGCCGAGGGCCGGTTGCATACCGTGTTGCCGAAGCTGAAGAACCTGAGCCCCTGCGCGTCCATGTCGGCCTCGCGCAGACTCGCGTTCCCGTCCAGCGTGTTCTGCTCAACCGGATCGCCCAGATGGATGTAGCTCCAGCTCGGCATGTGGAGGCCGTACACGCGGTTGACTCCGCAGTTGCGGTTGGGGACGATCATTGCCGGACCCGCGCCCGTCATCACCTCGAGCCCCTTGAATGAGAGGCTCGGGATGCTCGTCCCGATCTCCACCACCGTACGCGCCACGTTCGACTTGAGCAGCTTCAACTGGTTGTTGAAATTCATCGCGAACGTGTCGATCTGCTTGTCCGACTGCATGTTGACCTGGACGGTCATCGTGAGGAGCGTGTCCTCGATGTTCAGCGTCGTCCCAGCGGTCGGTCCGATGGCGCCGGTCGAATCCAGCCAGTTGCCGGACAAGCGCGTCACGTCCCCGATGTTCCGATTGATCCCGCAGAAGGGATTGGCGTTCGAATCCGAGACCGGCCCACCGAAGGGCACCCAGCTCTCGAACCCGAGGATCTTCCCGCTTCCGCTCGTACCCGTCGCGGCGCCCTGATTGAAGTCATTGGTGACGCAGATGAAGTCACCCACCGCGGCATCGGAGAATACCGAGTTGATGGCGATCGGCGTCCCGGCCGAGTTCACGATCGTCGCGATCCCTTGCGTGCGATCGATCGAGCCCACGAACAAGCCGTTGCCGGCAATGTTGATGCGCTTGGTGATCGTCCCGCCGTTGTTCCAGTAGAGATCCAACTCCTGGCCGAAGCTGAACTTGTTCGCGTCGAACGTGAACCCGAGATACAGGAGCCCCGCGGCACTGGCGACGTTCGTCGCGGCTCCGATGGTGGAGATAAATCCCGTCGCGGCCGTGCTGACGCCGTTCGACGTGACCGATCCCCCGAAGAGGGAGATCTCCTGATCGTTGCCGAGGACGTTCAGCGCCGAGTCCGTGATCTCCGTGATCGCGGAATCGAACGCGCCACGCTTCGTCCGGCTCGAGAGCTGGAGAGCCGTGGAGATCGTCGCGTAGGCGAAGTTGTATGCGCGAGGCACGCTGAACTGAGTCACCCCGATCGATCCAACGGCCGGCGGACCCGCCGTGGTCGACGTGAACGCGCTCTGCGAGTACGCGCTCAGGCCTCGGCTCTGCGCCTGGGCGCTCGAGAAGACCGTGTTACGCGCCTGCCCATCGTTCGTCTTCAGGGCAAACTGGAAGGTCGTACCCTCGACCGTCGAGGAATCGGCCTGCTTCGTCAGGGTCGCCCAGTAGAATCGATCGACGAACGTGGTGGTGACGAGTCCGCCATCGCGGTACCATCTTTTGAGCAGACCTGAAACGGTGTTGGTGTTGTTACCGGGCGTGGGCATCGGGCGATCCTCGGGAGAGAAGGACCCTCAGCTCGCGCGAGGGTCACATGGCTCTATCCCCATGGATCGCGGGGAAGTCCCGTTGCCGGGACCGGCCGTGAATCGTTTGGCCTGACGCTAGGCTGGCTCAGCCAGAAACGGATGTCAAGCGCGACGTGCGGCCCGATCTTCTTCGGCCATCTTCGCGATCCGCTCCTCTCGAGACAGGAGCGCGAACGGTACGTTGCCGGCGCTCACGCTGGCGACGCGACGAACCGCCTGTTTCGGCGCAGGCTTCGGCTCGTTCAAGGGCTCCGGCTCGGGTTCCGGTTCGGGTTCCGGTTCCTCGATCTCTTCCACAGCATCGGCACCCAGCACAGCGGCAGGCTCCTGAGTCTCTGCCGCCGGTTCTTCGGTCGCCTCATCGCGGAAATACTTCGCGGCCTTCTTGAGCTTCCTGCTCTTCTCGACGCTGGCCACGAAGTTCTTCTCCAACTGCTTTTCGATCTCCTCCGCAACATCCGCCGCGGAGAGCTCCACCGCCGTCTTGCCGAAATGCGCGTTCATGAAGTCGTACACATAGGCCGCCATCTTCTCGGCGCCCTCCAGGTGGATGAACTCGAATTTCGCGGCGTCGGCGAGCGCCGGAGCGATCTTGTCCTTGATGTACGTCGATCGGATCACATGCGATCGGAACTGCTCTTGCTCCTCCTTGAATTTCTTCGTGTCCGCGCGGAATGCGGTCTCGTCCGCCTCGCGCTTCTGCTCCGGCGTGAGCGCCTTGTCCGGCGTCGGCACCGTCAGAAGAACGTTCTGCGCGTACTCGCGGAACTCGCTCGGCTGCATGCCGAGAGACTTCGCGGCGCCCACCAGGTCGCCCTTCCTCAAGAAGTCCCGCGCCAGCGCCTGAGACTCGGCCGTCTTCGCCGTCGACTTGGCTTCGCGCGCTTCTCGAGCGGCCTTCTGTTCGGCTTTCCACGTCTCGTGCCTCGACGGAGTCCCAGCCGCCGGCTTCGGCTCGACCTTCGCCGGCTTCGCGGCCGGAGCCGGAACGCCTTCCTTGCCGGTCCATCCACCGGGAACATTATCCACGGTCCCGGTCTTGTCATTGTAGATCGTGGGCCCTCCCACGGACCTCGTACGCGTCTGGACGACAGGCGCCGCTTGCGGAGTCGCCGGAGTCGCCGGAGCGGTCAGGGAGGCTACGGCCTTCGGAGTCGTCGTGACGTTGAAGTTGGAGGGTGCGGGCGCGGGCATGGGCATTCCTTCGGGTTACGCGGCCTGCGCCGGCTGGAGGCCGGACTGCGGAGCCGTGGGGGGCGGGGGAGCCTGGGCAGGCTCGGCAAACATCTGTTGAATGAGAGCGAGCTGCGGATCGGGCGCTCCGAGCATCGTGCAGAGCTCGTCAATCCACATCCGCACGAGCTGCAAGCGCTCCTCGGGGCACCCGTCGATCTGAAGTTGATTGTACGTCGCGGTCGAGACCGCAAGCGCCAGCTTCAGGTTCATGTATTTCTCCGGGTGCGTGTACTTGTTCTCCTCCACCATCTCCGCAAGCGACTTCTCGCAGAGGCGCAGAGAGCTCGTCGCGAGCTCGATCTCGTCCTGCAAGTCGGGATCGATGTTGAGGAGCTCCATGCCCCTCTCGAACGAGATGTAGTGATTCGAGATGAAGTCCGTGACCGTCTGAATGCGACCGGCGGCCGTCGCCGGGAAGCCGGATACGGTATCGCACTTGATGACGAAACAATCGTTCGCGGCGGCAATCTTCGACCACGGGATCGACTTGATGAATTTGTTTTGCTTGTCCGTGTAGTCGACCGCGTATTCCTTGTCCTTCTCGTAGGCTTCCTTGCCGAGCTCGACGACGATCTCCGCGCAGTCGACAAAGAACTTCTCCCAATTCTTGCTCACCTGAATGAAGCGCGAGCTCTCGACGTCGACCATCGTACGCATCGCGATGGCGCTGTTGACGCCCGGCTGCTTGTTCCCCTGGGCGCTCGTCGCGCTGACGCCGATCTTCCCGTAGCCGTTCGTAATCCACCACTGGAGGTGATTGTAGATCTCGGGCCCGGTCGACTGCGGAGAAATGAACGTCGGCGGCATGACGCCATTTGAGAAGCGGCCCTTGACCATGCGCGCGATGTTGTTCGATAGCAGCACGTCCTCGGATACCTGCGATGCCGTATCCACGAGAATGAGCGGCGATGCCTGGAGCTCCTGACACTGCTGAATGAACATCAAGATCTTGTTGATCTCGAGCTGACACGAGAGGAGCTCCTCCGCGATGCCGCGACCCACGAACCCGGCCGCCTTTTTGTACCAGCGAAACCAGGCGAATGGGAACTTCTCGCGCTTGTACTCCTTATTCTCGAGTACTTCGTCATCGATCGTCACGACGTAGCGGCCCGGCGTCTTGCCGCATGCGAGGTGCCACGACTTCCGAATGACGGAGAACCCAACCACCGAATCCTGACCGCGGAAGATGATCGGCCGCTGCTGGCTCGTACGCTGGATCTTCTCGAGCGCTTCGGGATTGTCCCGGTACCGCTCGAGGAGTAGCTCCGTCTGGAGCATGATCACCCGATGCATCGACCGAGGCTTGCCCTTGGCGCCGTCGTAGCGGTCGATTTTCACCTCGTCGATGAAGGACCAGTCGGCCTCGATCCGGTTCGTCTGCGGATTCAGGTACCATTCGATGCCGCCGAGGCCGTACAGGCTCCCGTCACGGAACACGTCATTGTTGGCGATCTCGTAGAGGCCGCACTCCTGAAAGACGCCGTTGACGAACTGAGTCTGCTTCTCGGCCTTCAGCTTGTCGAAATAGTCCGCGCCCGACGTGATGAAATAGGGCGCCGGGTTGTCGCGGGCGACCTTGGAGTTCACCGTGTCGATACCGGATTGAATGATGTTGTAGACCGGCCGATTCCCGGTGCTGTTTGCGCCACCACCCGGCGTCAGGCCCGACCATCCAAGCGCCTCGTAGTTGCCGTAGAGACGCGCATACCGCATGAAGTCGTTGCGCTGCTGGTAGTTGTTATTGTCGATCCGATCCACGAGCTGCGCGATGGCGCCCCCAACCCTGTCATCCGGGAGCGTCCACCAATCCTGGTAGTCCTCCGCACTCCCGTTCAGGCTGCGGAATCTTCGCTCCGGCTTGGCGTCGGTGTCCTTGATCGACGTGGCATATTTCGTCTTGCCCGTCTTCTTGCTGGTGACCTTCGCCGTGTAGTTCTCAGGCATCGGCGCGCTCCTTCTCGATCTTCGCCTGCGTCACGAGATCGGCCACCGTGCGCCTCGGCTCGTAAGACGAGTGAAAAAGCACCTCATCATCCGAGGGTTCCTCGTCGATCGGGTTGCTGCGCGAGGGCTGCTTACGCTCCATCGGCTCCGGCTGTTCGAGCTCATGGATCGACTTCTTCAGCGTGACCCCGCCGCCCTCTCGCAAGTCGCCCGTGGAAATCTCCGCCAGGCGGTAGTCCACCATGATGCGGGCGAGAGCTTCGATGTCATGGACGTTCATTCGACACCGAATAATCGATGGAGTCCTAGCCGGATCGTCTTCATGCGGTCAGGTCTCCTGCCAAAGGATTTCGTCGTAGATGGCGCGGCTCACGAAGTGCCGCATCGCGTTTTCGTTCCGCGCAGGGCGCGTGAAGACCCACGGTAGCCCCTCCGGGTTAGCCAACGCAAGGAGGGACGAGACGTGCCCCTGGCGCCTGGCGCCGTCCTTCGTGTAGGCGAAGTGCGCGATGCAGATGTCTCGGCGGCGCAGGAAAACGAGGTAGGACACGATCTCGTCCGGCTCGTTCTCAAGGTAGGCGATCAAAGTGTTCGCCCGCTGGATATGGGCCGTCACGTCGCCAATCGCCCGAGGGAAATAGTCGAGCGCGTACTGATTCGGGTAGATGCCCCGGAGCGTCGAGACCCAGCTCGAGACCACGAAGCGGAGATCGCTCTCCAGACCCACCCGTACAGAAACCGGGATCGGTGCAGACCTGGAGACAGCGACGGCGCTCAATCGCTCTGGCTTTCGCTCGATTTGCGCCAGGGGAGCTTCCCCTCGTACCGCTGCCTGATGAGCGAATATTTGCTCATTACCTTGGACATCACGGGGTCGAGCGGTTGCGTCGGACGGAAACTGATCGCGTGCGCTCGCATCGGCGCTCCGCATTCGGCGCAGCTCTCATCGCCCAAGATCTCCGCTTGCTTTCGGCATCTGGAACACGTGGCATCACGAAGGATCATCGAACCCATCATACTGCTCCCGGTTTCGCTGGACAAGTTGCCTCAAGAGGGCCTTTACCGGGTCGGCCTTCATCGTGGGCTTGGGCGCCGAGAGCCGCGAGGCTTCCGACAGCGCCAACATCGCGGGCCAGGCATAGGAAGGGTACCGCTCGACGTCCGCCATCCCGACAGAGAACCCGGATGCCGTATCGAGCTTGCGAAGCGCCATCAGATCGCCGCGCACGTTCGCGTTCGGTGGGAGCTCGAACGCGCCACGTCCTAGTCCCGCTAGCATCTCGTTCGCGAGATCGGGAAGCGTCGCATCCATCGTTCGTACGTGGACCCCCATCCCTTCCGCTTGCTCGACGTGCGCAGCGCCATCGGAATGACTGAACACGGAGTCGAGACCGTATTCCGAGAGTCGCTCCTTCACAGAGTAGAGAGCGAGGAGCGGATCGATAAACCCTCGGCATTCGCCGAAGTCGACGATCGTGCATCCGCCTGGGCCATCGTGTCGTTTTGCGGCAATGACGAGAGCCCAGGCGCCATGCGCAAGAAGGGGCGCCATCGTAGCGACGTACTCGACGCCTTGCTCGCGCGGAAGCCGATCGTCTGCTCGAGTGCGGAGCGTAAGCACTTCAGAATCGAAGAGCGCATCTTCCGTACCCTCCGATGGGATCGCCGCGTACTCCCGCAAAAATTCTTTCTCGCTCGAACAGAGGCGCCGAGACATCTGCTTCGTGAGCTCGGGACGAGCGATCCATGTCTCAGCGAAGGCCACGCACTGGAATTCCGAATCGCCCTCGTCGAAGGCGCGAGCGTGCGCATCCACCCTTGTCATCGGGCTCGAGATAAGGAAAATCTTCGCGCCCTTCACGCCGGCCATCGTAGGCCGCACGCTCGCGAGAACCTCCGTCGCCACCGGGTTATTGTTCTTGTCACGCCACTTGGATACCTCGTCGCATACGATGACGATGCTCGTGAACCCGGACACGGCGCCCACCGTCGCCGCGTACACGACGAACGCGATCTCCGCTTCCGTGAGATCGATGCGCTCGGTCAGTGATTTGTGCGCGATGCCGAGCGCGCTGAGGATGCCATCGATCGTCTTGATCCGGTCTTTCGCTTGCTCTTTGTTCTGGCTGATGATGGCAGCGACCGCGGTATCTCCCGGAGGGATCTGGTGCGAGCCCATGAGCGCCTCGAGAACGACCATGCGGCAGATCGTCGAGCTCTTGCCCCCACGGCGCCCCACGCGCAACACGAACTGAATGCACGCGGCCATGTAGAATTTGGCAAGCGCCTGCCTCCACCATGCCGTGCTCTCGGGCCAGCCCGCAATCACCAGGCGCCGGTCCAGCTCCTCCAGGTAATCGAAGGGGCACGTGGCGTGGGGTACCGCTTCGCGGAAGCTCGCTCGCACACGCTCAAGCGTCGAGTCACCAGGCGCTACGTCCCTCTTCGGCGCCCGCTTCGGTGCGGCTCTAGGAACCGGGATGGCGTCGAAGTCAGGCTCGAAAAGCTCCGAAGCCACAAAGGCCTCGAGCCACTTGTCCGAAGGGGCCGGCGGGATCTTGGCCACGGCTATTTGCCGGGCTTTTGGCTCGAACGCACCACCTCGGCCAAATCTCGGACGCCAACCGGCTCCGCAGGCGTGCGCGGCGCCGGAGGAGTGGAAAGGGCCGCCGCAGCCTCGGCCAAATCTCGGACGCCAACCGGCGCCGGAGGAGTGGAAAGGGCCGCCGCAACCACGGCCATCAGCACGGCCCGCTCGGCGCTCCGGTCCTCGTAGGCCGCCTGGAGCGCGTCGATCGCCGCAATCCTCGCCTGCGCTGTCTCTACGATGCCCTGCACGGGCGTTTTGAAGGCGGGAGCGGGGACAGGGGGCGCGGGGACGGGGGCACGGGTGCCTCCAAATGCGGGGCGGCCTACGTTCATGGGCGATCTCCTAGGTGAGGGAGAGAGCGGCCACCCGCATTAGGGTTCTGAGGCCCGTCAGGGGGTGGCGCGCTCTGCTCTCGCCAAGAAGAGCTACCAGGACCGGCCCGGTAGCGCAACATGCCCCTCATTCCCCGCCTATCTACCGCGGTGCGTCAACGTTTGTCAAATTGGCAGAATCGGCAAGAT